CTACTTACTGACCACAAGCGGCAAATCCAGTGTTGGTGTTATTTTGGTTTTACGATCGTAAATCAACACCTGATTTTCTGTTTTGTGTCCACTGAAAATTTGTTTGTCGCGACTGCTGCCTTCGTAATCTGAAATCCCTTTGGCTTTTATGTCATGGAAGTTGCACCCAAACGGAACGCCGGCTTTTTGCTCGGCTGCACGTTTAGCCTGATTCCACCAGTTGTTCAGCGTCTTGGCTATTACCTTCCCGCCTTTGGTTGTGTTGATCACATACTCGCATGTGCCGGAAGATACATTTCGGGCTAACTGGATCGCCGTACGTAATCGCGGAGACCATTCCTTGATTTGTTTAGTGCCGGTCTTGTTTTGCTCAATGTAAATCCCTTTCTCCATAATATCCTGCCATTTCAGCTCGAGTACATCACCGAGCCTTGCCGCACAAAGATAGGATATCTCCATTGCAATACGTAACTGTGGAATTGCTTCCGCATATATTGCAGCATACTGTTCATCGGTGATGTAAACAGTACGGGCTTTAAGTGTGAATTTTCTGACTCCTTTGCATGGATTATTTTTCACATACCCACGCTCATATCCCCATCCGTATACACGGCTCAGACTTGCCAGTTCATGGTTTGCCTGGGTCTTGCTCTCAAGTCCTCGCTTATCCATGAAAATTCTTACCTGTTCAATTTTTACATTATCAGCAAGCACTTTTCCGAATACTGCCAACAATGCCCTTTGATGTTGCCGATAATCTTTTTGGGTTCGGGGGGCCAGTTCTGTAAATGCAGGGGAGTCCATAAACATGTGCCATAATTTAGCTACTGTCATTATGTTGTGGAGTTTTGCTTTTTCCAGCTCATAATTTTGCCAGACTTTAGCTACGCTGGTTTCCCGCACTCTTCCGAGCCCTATAGTTCTTGTGCTTCCTTCGGGTTTCCATACGTAACTGTAACCATTCGATCTAACACGCGGTGGTAGTGCATTATCTTTTTTGTTTTTTCTTGGTCTTCCCATTGTTCAGCGCCTCAAAATCGGGTTCAGCGGAAACCAGTTCAGGTGCTTTTGGCATCGTAGTCAGTCCGTGTGGAATATCCCTGCGAAGAACTATTGGTTCGTTTTTAGGACCGATTACAAATGGGATACCGTGCAGCCTTAACTGGTGTTGCTGTTTTGTGTATCGCTCGTATTTCGTGATCTCTTGAATCTCTGCTGGCGATAGAGTTAATTCGTACATGTGGTCACGTGCCTTACAGCATGACCGCCGCCAATATAATTCGGGGACGGCGATCAGGGTTGAACATTAAAAATCAACCGGATTCGGGATCAGTTTTTGCCAGATTGCTGAAACGTATTTTGCCTGGTAACGGGCGTCATCAAGTGCATTATGGCGCTCACCTTCGAATGGAATAGCCGTTCTGGCATCGAAGTCTATGGCTTTCCCCAGCTCAACGATTGTGCGTACATCGCGATCGTTGTAGTAACGCCACGGGCAGGGGATCCCCTGCCGTTCGTATGAACGGCGCAAAATCGTGTTGTCGAAGTTGGCTCCATTTCCCCAGACCTGAACAAAAAATTCACCGGAGTTTTCGTCGATAAATTCCCGCAATTGTAACAGTGCATCATCTAACGGGATTTCATCGGTCATAATGGCAGATTGCGCTTCGCGTGATTGCTTAAGCCACCATTTAATGGTGTCCCGATCAATGACTCCGCCAGCAGTTTCCAGATCGATAGTCTTACTAAATTCCGGTCCCATATCTCCGGTTTGCGGATCGAAAAATATTGCACCTATTGAGATAATCGGGGCATCAGGATTTTTTCCCATGGTTTCAAGGTCGATCATTAGATGGTCACACGTCCTGCTGGTGGATGTGATAACGTGATGACCGTTCACCGCAATTAAGGGATCTGCCGTCTCGCCAGTTTCATTATTGCTGGCGTGGTCCTGAGCGCTGCCAGCATTCTCCTTGTGTGGATGTTCAGCGCCTTCCATTTCCTCCGGATCATTTTCCTGAACTTCAACCTGATTCTCTTCATCGAATGTTTCCTGGTATGTTGCGTCGCCCATCACCGCACCACAATCAGGGCAGTTGCCGCCGCCGGTCTGACCGCAGGCGGTGCAGACTTTTTCCGCTTCCTGTTGCGCTACTGGCTCAGGTTGTTTCGTTTCTGGCTCGTTTTGTAACGCATTTGGGCTGTTTTGTTCCGCTTTCTGGTCGTTCTGTTCCGTTTCTTGCTGGTTCTGATTCACTGAATCGCGGGTTTCAATCCCCTTCACCCATTTCGGATCATTCGGGTCGCTAATCCCTGCAACAAATTCACCACGTGATACAGCAAGCAACTTATCGGCGTCAGGCTGGCTGATATTGGCTGCCTGCATAATTTTGTTTACTTCGTCAGCGGTAACTTTTACCGGCTCTGGTTGTGCGGTCGTGTCAGATGCACCAGTATTTTGTTGTGAACCTGAGTATGTACCGTTTTTACGGGCAAAATATTCTTCTTTCGTGATTTCAGTAGCCCCTGCAGTCAGCGCCTTATTCAGACCAGAAAGTTTGTTTGCGCGACCATATTTTTCGCCATCCTTGTCGGTGAAGAGGAAGTAGAACGGCCCCTCACGCTCTACAGATGGTTCGACTTCCACTTTGCATTCGGTTTTTTCGTTGTCCGGAATTGCCGTTTCCACTGCATCAGTTTCTGGTACTGGCGACGAGAGAGTATCAGTTGCGCTCTGATTTCTTCCTTCATCTTCAAACACGCCCTTTGTAGTCAGGTATTCAGTAATGTATTTGTTCAGTGCCACAGGGTCTTTGTGAATGTCGATCGGACGTTCACGGACAAGGCCAAAAATAGTCTGGCGGTCGTAGCGAAGGGCATCAGGCTGTTTGCGCATTGATGCCGAGATACGCTTCCAGTCTTCGCGGTCGTTGTCGATAACTTCATTTTTTGCCCAGCGATGGATGCTGCCGTCAATGTTTCCGGCATCCACATCACCAGGCCAGAGAGCGTAGGCCAGTTCGTCATCCAGTGTTTTCCATGTCTGCTTGTATTCGCGATGAGTGGCAGCAATGACCGGGCTGATTTTTCCTGTTGAATTGTCAGTGTACTGTTGATTGGCTCTGGCGCGGGCGAGATCAACAACAGACGTGTATTTTCCGGTTTCCTTGCGTTCACCTTCGCGACGTTTTTTCCAGATGCGCATCTCTGCCTGAATTTCGGGCCATTTAGCACCAGGAATACATTTATGCTTAACCCACCCAATGGCGTGCAACTTAAGCTCCGGATACATGGCGTTAACTTCTGGCATTTTCATCAACGCTTCAACGATATGTCCGTCGAATGTTGCCATGTCTTCCTGCAACAATTCCTGTGCGCTAATAACCATATCAACGGTGATGTTTTCACATGTGTCGAACTTAACCAGGACCGCGTTCTGTACTTCAGGGGACAGCTTGTCAAAATTGACGTTCATCGGATCGGATTCTGGTTCGACCGGAATAAAGGAAGCGGATTCCTCATCCCAGCAGTTTTCCTGCATATATTCGGTATCCCAGGAGTCGATGGCAGGGCGGGGCATGCCGGGTTTATCCTCGCAAACAAGAAATTTATAAGCGCAGTCCTGAGCAGCCGGATATTGCTCCAGGAATTGCCAGGTAAATTTGGCTCGGGCGCGGCGTTCGTCGCCGGCTTCAATGGCAGTGGCTACAGCGACTGCACCTTCTTCCTTTATTGCCTGTTCGTCCGGAATGGCGGCGCAAATAAAGACTTTACTCATTTTGTTTTAACCTCATTACAGATTTAAGGGTGAACAAATCCCTGCCATTGCTGGCATATAAAAATGAAACCGGATATTAATTACGGTGCTGTTTTAAGTCCTGCCGGGATTTCGTTATTGTCCATGCGAATAACTTTATCAACCGGATAACAGTTGCCGGGAATTTTCTGTTCCGCTGCGGCAGCCATGCATTCTTTCATTGAGTCATGTATACCAATAACAAGATCGACTGGCTCGCCTGTATTAAGAAAAACTGTCAGAACGAGTGCAAATACTGTATTCATTGTCAGCGTCCTTTTTGCATCAGGCGTAAACGGGCCAGCATTGAAACAATGCATATTTGATTTAATAGCTCCCGTTCGTGTTTTCTCTTGTTAATGGCATCTTCAGTAAATACAGGGTTACTGATTCTGACACCAATTTCAAAACAACCTTCAGACGTATTGACGTTTGGTAATAACGTTTCCATTATCGCATCCTCAACAATGAATTTTGTGATGCGGTGCCTGGTGCCTCCAGGTGACGTTAACCAGTTAACAATTAACGCCGGATACAGGGAAACCCATAAACCCCCGATACGGGGGAACTAATCGCTTTTTAACTGTTCCGCGTGCGCTTAGCCGCATTCACCGCATCACAAAATTCACTTTAAAAAGGGCGGACATCAGCCAGCAATTAAACTGATGCCGCCAAAGGTCTCACACAAGCCTCAACATGGAGATGTTGTGGCGGGGTTGTCACTCAGGCGTATGGTCAACCTGACAACCCGGTGCTACCAGTGGGGGTAAGGATAACCCCGCCATACTTACCGCCGCGCCATTTCGCGGAGTGCCACAACCGGAAGCGCACGGTCGAAGATACCGGCGACACGCAACAGAGGGAGAAATGACTTCGCCGTGCGCTTTCGTGTTGTGTGCCTGCTTTTAACCACGTCAGGCGAGGTGGTTCCTGTCATTCCCCAACGACAAGAAATCTGTATAATCTGGATATCCCCAACGATCCAAGGAAATCATATGACAGAGCAAAGAGCACAAGCAGGTGGTGGCAATTCGACACATAAAACAGTCTGGGATCACATACCAGAGAAAAACATTCGACCAAAACCATCTCCAGCTCCTTCGGAGGAGAGGGGGAACAGCAACAACCAAACAAGCAGGTGATGATGTATGGACCGGGATGATATTCTTGACAGAATTTTATATGGCTATTTTCTTGAGCAACTATTTTCGGTAGCAACTGGTCGTCTCGATAAACTTCTCTCAGTGGTGAGTATTATCCTCGGTTCATCTGTCATTGGCGGATTCATTCCGGAAATTTCTGGCGTTTTTATTGTTGTGATCGCAACCGTCCAAACGATTTATGGATTCGGACAAAAGTCAGGTAACGCCATGAGAAAATCCGCAGAATATTTGCAGCTTTTTGATGATGCAGAAAAATATTCTGATTCTGAATTAAAAATGCAGTTAAAAATTCTGGAAAAAACGGATGTTCATATTTGGTCATCACTTAAAGATATTGCGATCTTAAAAACACAGATCAAAATAGGCGTTTCCATCGAACAACAAGAGAAGCTGCCCACAAAATCTAAATTGATGCGATTTCTTTGTAGTTAGGAATATCCAGAATGTTAAAGAGCATGCCGGAGATTTATCCGTGTCCGGCGCATGTTCTCCACCTTACCCGTGGAGAACTTAATGATTAATTGATATTTTATAGTTGGCTTCAACTTTCCCATCTGAAGTGGGATGCTTTAAATCACAGGAATTAATGTTGCACTCAGTAAAATGGTTTTTAAGGGGGTCTATTCGAATCCCTTTCTTTTCCATCAACAAACCAAACCCCTTGTTAATGATATCCATTAATTCCAGGAAGTATTTTTCAGAGGAATCATGCTTATCAGAGTGCTGCTTCTCTTCGTACAACCCGATAAAGGCACGGCGCACGTTACCGGATATATTATCTATGGTTTCTTTTTCTACGGTACTCAGGTCAAGAGTCGCCAGTTGGGAACGAACTATATTCGCTGCCATTTCCTGGAATTGCATTGGTAAATCTTTAAATTCCATAGTCAACCTCATCAGTCAGTATTTCTGGCTAACCAGCGACGCGCGCCAGATTCGGTTTTAAACGTTTTGCTTTTGGTATACGTCATCGCGGTGAATGTGCCGTCCTGGTTGGGAAACACGCCGTATACCAGAGATTCGTTGTTGCCAAGATCGATAGTATCCATGTTGACCTCATGTCCCCTTAACGCCGGGGTAGCGGAACAAAAACCTGCTGCATAGTTATTAAAGTTGAACCCTGCCGTCATGTTCTTACGCCTCGGGCTGGCTACTTAACCCCTGACCACTGCCTGGTAACTCGAAGTATTGCCCTGCGTTCTGTGGGGCGGGGTGGGTGGTATGCTGGAACTATAGGTAATGCCTAATTGATTGTCAATAGGCTATGCCTAATGTTTTGATCGTAACCTAATAGGTGATGGCGACAGCAGAAAGTGATGGGGGGGTTAAATAACGGAATCTAGGAGTTTTCCGTCAGACCATATAAGTTTAAGTTCCAGTTTTTGTGATGTTCTGGCTTTTCCGTTCAGATTCTAGAGCTTTCAGATACTTACCCACTTTCATTTCCATCGCTGCTATGTAGGCGCGAACATCGTGGTCAACCCAATCTGGTTCTGTAGCATTTCCAGATAACAGGAAAGCTACAATCGCTCTTATTTCATCAGAGGCTGCTTGATAAAGGTTGTTTATATCTAAAAGTTCACTTTTTGTATCTGAATTGGTGGGGGTTGGTATGGGGTATTCGTTAAGCCCCCAATGCTCTGGACCAACAACATCAGAAAAGAAACGCCATAATTCTGGAAGTTTATCTTTACTTATAGAGCCTTTCTTAATCCAGTCATAAATTGATGGTGGTTGGACTTTGAAGTGGCGTGCGACCTCCGCCTTTGATTTGACGGATCCCGATGCGATTTTTTTGTTAATGGCCTGCTCTATCGCTCGGCCTAAGTCTTTACCACTAAGCATTGCTTAATATTCTCCTATGCTCATTGCATTAGGCAATCCCTACCTTTATCGCATTAGGCATAGCCTATTGACATTTACGTTAGGCGTCGCCTAATATTTCTGTGTGTTTTTGGAGTTCATTCGATGAAAAAAGAGAACTATTCATTCAAGCAAGCTTGTGCTGTTGTCGGTGGGCAATCAGCAATGGCTAGGCTTTTAGGTGTATCACCTCCAAGCGTAAATCAATGGATCAAAGGGGTACGTCAATTGCCTGCCGAGAGATGTCCAGCAATTGAACGTGCAACAAGAGGTGAGGTTCTGTGCGAAGAACTTCGTCCTGATATTGACTGGTCATATTTACGACGTTCGGCATGTTGTTCGCAGAATATGTCAGTGAAGCAACTAAATGACAGTAACAAATCCTCATTTGATCATACCTGAAACATCAAGAGGCAAATGATTCATGAAAATCAAGCATGAACACATCCGCATGGCGATGAATGCCTGGGCGCGTCCTGATGGCGAAAAAGTTCCAGCAGCTGGAATAACCCAGGCTTATTTTGAGTTGGGTATGACGTTTCCTGAACTGTATGACGATAGCCATCCGGAAGCCCTGGCTCGCAATACCCAGAAAATTTTCCGCTGGGTAGAGAAAGACACTCCTGATGCGGTTAAAAAAATTCAGGCGTTGTTACCGGCTATCGAAAAAGCAATGCCACCTCTGCTGGTGGCCCGGATGCGCAGCCACAGTTCAGTCTATTTTCGGGAGTTGGTGGAGACGCGGGAACGACTGGTGAGAGACGCTGATGATTTTGTCGCAGTGGCAATCGCCGGTTTCAATCAGATGAATCGTGGTGGCCCGGCAGGAAATGCTGTGGTGATGCACTAAAAGCACGGTGTTCGGGGTTTTTTATGAGCAGCAAGCTTCATGGTCTTGTCTGGGAAGGGTGCGCCTTCACCGGCATGATCTTATCCAGGGTGGCAGTAATGGCTCGCCTTGCAGACTACAGCAATGACGAAGGTGTGTCATGGCCTGCAGTGGAGACCATTCGTCGTCAGATTGGGGCAAAGAGTGAATCAACGGTTAAAGCGGCGATAGCGGAACTGGAAAAGAACGGCTGGCTGACGAAGGAGGAGCGTAAGGTCGGTGGGCGTAATGAAAGCAATATCTACCGCCTTAATGTGGAAAAACTCGAAGCAGCAGCTGAGGCGGCGCGTGAGGCATATAAACCGAAAAGAAAAATTAGCCCGGCAAAAAATGACCCGTTAACAGTTGACCAGTCAAATATTGCCCCCTCAACGATTGACCCGTCAAATTTTGATGGATCAACCGTTTGTAAAAAACAGCCGGTTAGGGGGGCGATGGTTGGCCCCGATCCGTCAGTATTAAAACCTGATCCGTCAGATAAAAGATCTTTTCGTCCGGAAGCTTCGCAACCGGACCCGCAGACGGCTGAACAGGACTTTTTAACCCGACATCCTGATGCGATTGTGTTTAGTGCAAAAAAACGTCAGTGGGGAAATCAGGAGGATTTGGCATGCGCACAGTGGATCTGGGGGCGAATCGTGAGTCTTTACGAACAGGCCGCCAGCGATGATGGCGAGATCACCCGACCGAAAGAACCCAACTGGACAGCATGGGCCAATGACGTGCGCATAATGCGGATGCTGGATGGCAGAACTCACAGACAAATCTGCGAAATGTTTGGTCGGGTACAGCGGGATCCATTCTGGGTAAAAAACATCATGAGTCCGTCAAAACTTCGCGATAAATGGGATGAGCTGGTTATCCGTCTGGGGCGTTCGCCTGTACAGCGTTGTGTGAATCATATTTCTGAACCGGACACCGAAATTCCGCCAGGGTTCAGGGGATAAGTTTGGTTTGAGATTGGTAAATGATTTTAACGGGAGAAATTTTGATGGAAACGTTGATTGATACGTTAAAAGCGATGCAAAAGGTGACGTGCACCGAGCTTGCTGCCAGTTTGGGCATTGAACCTGCAGAGGCGATTAAAATGCTGAGGGAGTACGAAGAGCTGGGAGAAGTTGTGTCGGTTAATGGTTACTGGTCTGTTTCAGAACGACAAACGGGCGTGAAAGAAAAAAAAGTAACGGTGTGTAAAGTGGAAAGAAAATCCCATCCGGTGGTCAGTAGAAAAGAGCGTGAGCCACTGAAACGCTGCGAAATCCTGTCCACACTTGCTCATAGTGGGGCAATGACCACCGCTGAGATTGCAATTGCTGTGGGGCGTGCTGATTGCGTCAGGTCGCTGGTTTCTGCGATGGAAAAGCTTTGCCGCGATGGCATGGCGATTAAGCTGGGACAGGGGAAGGGGTGTAAGTGGATGCTGGTAAAAGAAACCGGGGAAAATTTACCAGCAGAGCCGAAAGTTGTATCGGTAGCGAAAACACCTGGTAAAGCCTTTTCTCAGTCAGCCGGTGTTGCGTTACCAGTACAGGAAGCGGCAACACAGGAAGAAATTAAAACAGATACTGTGGGGGACATTGTGCAGTCGTTGCCATCGTTCACCGAAACGCGAGCGAATGGCCTGATTTTACCATCGCTGCATATGGCAAACCGCGAACTGCGCCGGGCGAAAAGTCATGTCCAGAAGTGGGAGCGAGTCTGCGCCGCGCTGCGGGAGCTGAACAAGCACCGGGATATTGTCCGACAGATTGTTGATTCCTCCAGTCGTATTGTGTCGGAAAAGTGATTCCAGGGGAGGGCTTATGGCAAAAGTATTTACACAGGAAGAGCGGGAAAAAATTAAAGGGCAGATTGTTGATCTCGTACGCCAGAGCGGGCGAGAGACGTTACGACAACTGGAAGCTAAAACTGGGGCAACAAGATATCTGATGAGCGTTCTCGCAAGAGAGCTGGTTGCCAGCGGCGATGTATACAACTCTGGTTACGGGTTATTCCCGTCAGCGCAGGCGCGTAAGGACTGGCAAAATGCCCGCAAAAAACTCTCAAGGGCAAATCTGAAGAAAACATCTGTGGTTGATCCGGACCTTATCTGGTCATTACCAGACGGAGAAATACGCCGCTACGACAGGCGTCAGAACATAATCTGTAGCGAGTGCCGGAAGAGCGAAGTTATGCAGCGCATACTGGCATTTTATCAGGGAAATGTTTGGTATTTATTGAAATGACGAGATTAAAGAGCATTAGTTCAGATATTAATTGACACTTCGGTTGCATAAGACTAGAACTACTGTGATTGGCATCTTTGTGCCAAAAACGGACATTACAGTGTATGGTTAATTCTGCCTGTCAAATAACTTACATTCATCAAATGTTCGAAATTATGACTTAGCTCAACAATTAGGTTTAGCATGGGTCATATGACTAGAGTGCAGCAACTTTCTGCTATAATTTAATAAGGATAAAAAATGCCAGCTTATGCTAATAAAGGCGGTAATTCGGGTATAGTGTTTTATGAGGTTACTCCAGATGCTATCACAGTACAGTTTAAAGATGGATGGAAATACGTTTACGATTCTACAAAACCAGGGGCTTTAACGGTCTCTAGGATGAAAGAGTTAGCCCAGGCTGGGCATGGGCTAAATAGTTTTATTAGTAGTGTGGTTAAGAAAAATTTCTCACGTAAATACCTTTAATTTTAATTGAGGGTGGGAAGGACTATCACCCTCATAATTCTTCACCATTCAATCAAGAGCAATTCAAGGTGATTTTTTCTGTACATAGTCGGTTAGTTAGCACTTCGTAATTTATTGAATAGAAGGCTTTTGGAACAGTATCTTCACTCGTGCTTATCGCCCAGCAGATTTAGCAAGAATAGTCTCGAGCATTTCTGGTACGTTGCCTTTAGCATTGATAGTTGCTGTTCGGTAAGCTAGTTGATTTTTTGAGAGATTGATTCCTGTAAGTGCTTCAATTTCGTTGCAGGCCTTACCCCATTCTACCCAGTTTTCAGACAAAAAAGATTCAAGATGATCCGCAAATATAGCAATATCATTAGTAACTGTTGCAGCTGGAAAATCCTCTTCGGGCATACCAAAGTATCTAAGCAGACTTCGATTCTCCATTGCGTGATTATTCCGCTCGGCATCGATAGCTCCCTGCATTTTATTTTTCGCTTTGGCACGAGCTTCAAAACCCGCATCTGCATCGAAAAGCGCGAAAACAGGAACGCCAATTGTACTTAGAATCGCATGGGCAAGTGGGATTGATGTCTTTGAACCTACAGGAACAATAGAGATGCCAGCGGCTTCAAGCGAGCCGTGTGACTTCCTGTCGCCAATTCCATAAAACACCGATAATTCTGTTGTCCCTTCTACCAGAAAAGCTCTTTGGGCAAAGAGAGCTATTGAAAGCTGATCAGCTACATTATGGCCAAGCCTTCTATCAACTACTTCGGCATTAACAATTCCTTTTAATTTATCTTTGACATCTTCGATGGTTGCAAAGTGAACAGAAACAACGGGGTTTGCATCAGATGTTCGTGTCAATCGTCTAATCTGGTTGAAATGGCGAGCTTCAAGAAAGTATGGGCTGTGAGTCGCATATGTTATCTGTATGCGCTTATCCGCATCTTCGGCGAGTTCTCTGAGTACTTTTGCAAATGCTTGTGCTTGGATCGGATGCTGAAATAATTCTGGTTCTTCGATCGCAAGGCAAATAACACCTTCGGTAGAGGCTGCACCAGACTGAGCTAATAATTGGAGAGCAGAGATCAGTATCGTGCGTTGAAAGCCGTGCCCTTGCCTTTCGACTGCTGTTTCGGTTGTGCCATCAAGCACAGAAACTTCGAATGTGGTCTTGGGGGCCTTCAGTTCGATATTTGCAGGGGTAACTGTAACAGCACGACCAGGGGAGTAAGTCGTAACTACGGCGTTCAACTGCGCCGTCATATCCGCAAGTTGGGTTTCGAATTTTTCTTTGTAGACTTTCTGCTGCTGGACTCGGGATTCTTCAACAATCTTTGCAATTTCCTCATCTGCGGCGGTGCGATCAATCGAACGTTCAAGAATTCGACCAATAATACTCGCCTTGCCATCGAGAGACTCTTCACTGGCACGAAGATCTGCTGTTACCAAAACGTAATCAAAGAGACCGCTCATCTTGCCGCCACTGTTGAAACCGAAAAAGTTGGTTTGTAGGGATTCAAGTGCCTCATGTAGTAATTCTGTATGTGATGCTTCCCATGCAGTCATTGCTTCTTCGACAGCAAGCCCGGTCTTGGCAACGGGAAGATTGAATTCAGGATGTGCTTCTCGAAGAGCGTTGTACAAATCCTTCTTCGCTGTTGCTCCATTAGCAGCTTTAATATCGTTAAAATAAGGGAAACTTTTTGCGTTGGCAGAAAGCCTTTCTGAACCGTCGGGCGCGCGTAGCCTCCAGGCAGTGAATGTTGCTGCTCCCTGCGGAGCGTATTTGCCAAGTGCTTCACGATCTCTCTCAGTGAGGTTTGAGAAGGTAACCTGTACCTCAATATCTTTATCAATAGTTCCAAATGAGCAATCTTTTTCATTTAACATCCCGACCTTACCGTTGAAGAACCAATCAAGTGCTCGGAGAACAGTAGATTTACCTGCCCCATTCGGGCCAATGAACGTTGTAACGGAATCGAAGGGAATATTTATATCTGTCAAAGTACGAAAGTTTTTTATCCTAACGGAATGAATTTTCATTTTGCTTCCCTTCCCAATATTGTGCCTTTTGATCAGTTATCTGATTAGATGTCGGAAAAATCACCCATGGGTATAGACTATGCGAAAAGCCATTGGTTGACTACCTCAATGTATCCTGTATCAACAATGAAAATGTCCGTTTTTCGCTCACAGAGTTAGTGCGACAGCTTCGCACCAAGAGCTGACATTGTAATATCCGACAGGCTATTGCCTGTCAGTTAAGGGAGCAGTTACGTGTTATAAAAGGTCAGGCGGGATCCTGACTAGGCGTGTTTAAAGAAGTGCTGGTGGTGAGCGGGTGTTGTGTCCAATTTCCACAGAAAAAAATCTGAGAAACTATACCCAATAGTTGTATTGAATCACTGACGAGACAGCCTCATATTTATCAGGACTGGCGTACGTCCAATTCAGGAGGTTGTCGTGCTGGTTCTCAAATGTGCGCTAGCTATTGCGGCTGTAATGGCAATTTATTGTCTTGCTGTTGTTCTTACGGATCGCCTTTCTGATTGATTTTATATTGGCGAGGTGACGTGAGTTAAGTAGAATTGCTGCGGGTGCTTGAGGCTATCTGTCTCAGGCATGAACACCAAAGGCAGATAGAGAAAAGCCCCAGTTAACATTACGCGTCCTGCAAGACGCTTAACATTAATCTGAGGCTCAATCTATGAACGGCAAATCTAGGTTAGCCTCTTACGTGCCGAAAGGCAAGGAGAAGCAGGCTATGAAGCAGCAAAAGGCGATGTTAATCGCCCTGATCGTCATCTGTTTAACCGTCATTGTGACGGCACTGGTAACGAGGAAAGACCTCTGCGAGGTACGAATCCGAACCGGCCAGACGGAGGTCGCTGTCTTCACAGCTTACGAACCTGAGGAGTAAGAGACCTGGCGGGGGAGAAATCCCTCGCCACCTCTGATGTGTCAGGCATCCTCAACGCACCCGCACTTAACCCGCTTCGGCGGGTTTTTCGTCGCATTATGAGGTTGTAATTTTAGCTACCATTAGACTATCCTAAGGATCTCAAACAGATCTATTTTGCATCAAATTTGGTGCATGGCTTTGCCAATAATCGGAAAACAAAAGGACTCATTAGTATGAGCTGCCCACTCAAAAAACACACGCGGTTGAGTATTCCGCCTCGCGATAAAAGCGTTGTGGCAGTCCCTCGCCCAGCGATTGATGAAAACTGCGCACATCGTGAACAAGTGAAAAATGCTTTTGATTTCGGTTTTTCTCGTTATGAGAAAGCCATGGAAGAACTTTCAAAAGTGTAATGATGGGTATTGTGCTCTATGGCTGAGATTGTTGAAGGAGTGCATTACCTTACGGTTGATGATCTTGTTGAAATCAATCGTTCCCTAATTGAATTACAGACGCCAGATGAGCCCGTTGGTGTTCTGAGTCCAGATAACTTAAGTTCTTCTCAGGCCCGTCCCAGCATGGTTCGATGGTATGAACAGACTAATGACATGTTTGTACTGGCATCGGTATTGATTGAAAGTCTGATTCAGAATCATCCGTTTGCTAATGCGAACAAACGAACAGCTATGATGGCTGGTTACGTCTTCTTGTTGTTGAATGGCTATGAGTTAACAGCACCAGGCGATGAAATCGTGGAAATGGCAGAGGGACTGGCCTGCAAAACCTATACTCGAGAAGATCTCGAGAACTGGTTGTGTTATTGGTCTCGCGCGTATGACAGCCGGGAATTATGTAAAACAGGCGCAACTATTGTTTTGTATGAAACTATCAAGCTTAGAATAGAACAGCAAAACTAAAGGCGCTTCCAATGAAAACCCGCTTCGGCGGGTTTTGTTTTTTCCGGGCATTCTGGTTTACAATCTGCACGCCAGCCTGAACAACTGGCACCTGCTGCGCCAGCAGAGAAAACAGATGGCGCACAAGACCAAATTACACAATTCTGATAATTCAGCCGCTTTTGCCAGCAGGCACGGGCGGCGTTCTCATGTATTCAAATCTGACTGGTACCAGCATCCCCCATGCACTGAAGAACAGGCCGAATGGCTGATTCAGTGTTACGGCAGGCGCGGATACGAGGTTAAGAAAGCCCTCAGCCTCGATTATCGTCACTGGATAATCTCTGTCAGGCTCCCTTATTCCGAACGTCCACCGCGTCCATCCCGCACATACCAGCAACGTATCTGGAGGTAACGTGCGGGTATTACTTCGACCTGTTCTGGTACCGGAACTCGGGCTGGTGGTCCTTAATCCGGGCCGTGAATCCATGCCGGTATTTTACAATACCCGGGTGTTGGTGGAGCCGGAACCGAAAAACATGCGGGCGCTGCCATCAGGAGAGGTTCCCGCTGTTCGCCAGCCGCTGGCGCAAGACAAATCGTTACTGCCATTTTTCAGCGATGAGCGGGTGATCCGTGCTGTAGGTGGTGCAGGCGCACTGTCTGACTGGCTATTACGTCACGTGAAATCCTGCCAGTGGCCACACGGCGATTATCATCACAGCGAAACCGTCATACATCGTTACGGTACCGGCGCAATGTTGTTGTGCTGGCACTGCGACAACCAGCTGCGCGACCAGACATCCGAATCACTCGGGCAGCTTGCTCAACAAAATCTGACAGCCTGGATGATTGACGTCATACGTCACGCAATAAGTGGTGCACAGGAACGGGAATTATCGCTGGCTGAATTATCCTGGTGGGCGGTCTGCAATCAGGTGGCGGACGCGCTACCGGAGGCAGTATTACGTCGTTCTCTGGGATTACGTGCGGAAAAAATCCGCACGGTTTACCGCGAAAGCGACATCGTACCGGGAGAGCAGACCGCCACCAGCATACTGAAGCAGCGCACAAAAAATCTTGCGCCGTTGCCTCACGTCCACCAGCAACAGAACACACCACAGGAAAAGACGGTGGTCAGCATTGCCGTTGATCCTGAGTCTCCGGAATCTTTCATGAAGCGACCTAAACGTCGCCGTTGGGTAAATGAGAAATACACACGCTGGGTGAAGACACAGCCGTGTGCGTGTTGTGGTAAGCCAGCCGACGATCCCCATCACCTGATTGGTCACGGTCAGGGAGGGATGGGAACAAAGGCCCACGATATTTTTACGTTGCCGCTGTGTCGGGAGCATCACAACGAGCTTCATGCGGATCCGCAGGCATTCGAAGAAAAACATGGTTCTCAGGTTGATTTAATTTTTCGTTTTCTTGATCACGCCTTTGCAACAGGCGTACTCGGATAAAAGAGGTTACTGATGGGGATAGAATTTGTTTTGCCTTACCCGCCAACGGTGAACACCTACTGGCGACGTCGTGGCAGCACATATTTTGTATCAAAAGCCGGTGAGCGTTATCGCCGTGATGTGGCGCTTATTGTTCGCCAGCAGCGACTGAAATTAAACCTGTCCGGAAGGCTGGCAATAAAAATTATTGCAGAGCCACCGGATAAGCGCCGCCGCGACCTGGACAATATCCTGAAGGCACCACTGGATGCGCTGACACATGCGGGACTGCTTATCGACGATGAGCAGTTTGATGAAGTTAATATTATGCGCGGTCAGGTTGTTCCCGGTGGTCGGCTGGGGATAAAAATCACAGAACTGGAGTGCGCATGAATAACCAGTATTTACAGTTTGTGCGTGAGCAGCTCATGATCGCCACCGCTGATTTGAGTGGAGCAACAAAAGGTCAGCTTGAAGCCTGGCAGGAGAATGCCATGTTCAATACAGGGCGTTACAGACGTAAAAAAATCCGGTACCGCGATAAGGTCACTGGAAAAATAGTAACGCTGGATAATCCACCGATCCCGGGAAAGCAATCGCTGGTGAAAGGTTCATCAATTGCCCTGGTCAGTCCGGTTGAGTTTTCGACATCATCATGGCGACGCGCCGTTCTGTCTCTTGAAGAACATCATAAAGCCTGGCTGCTGTGGTGTTACAGCGGTAGCATTTGCTGGGAGCATCAGATCGCGATAACGCAGTGGGCGTGGACTGAATTTAATGCTCAATCCGGTACCAGAAAAATTGCAGGAAAAACTCTGGTGCGCCTGAAGACGTTGATCTGGTTGGCGGCGCAGGCGGTAAAAGCTGAGCTTTTTGGTGGGGAAGGTTACGAATACCAGGAACTGGCGTTACTGGTGGGAGTAACAACCAAAAACTGGTCCAAGACATTTACTGGTCACTGGGTTGCAATGAAACACATTTTTCATCGGCTGGATGGTGAAGCTTTATTGTTGGTGGAGGGAACACGTTCAAAACAAAAGGCGGCATTTTCATAGCAAAGTATTGCAAAAGTAGATAAAAAGGCATATATTTCGTGTGAATCTGATATTTTGCCGTTTTTATACGTGATGGCAAAGCTAGTAAAACCCGTGACCGAGCGGGTTTTTTTATCCCAAAAAAATGGCATAGACATTAAACGTGATGATGATTGTGCCAATACTTTCTCCATCAATGACGCCCCTTGACTGCATGGAATCCAATTTGTTATGTAATATGTGTTGATATTTTTGAGTTGTTAATGGTGTTACTATGGATGACAGTGCTCTGCTCAGAAACTCTTCACTTTTTGTTGCTTATATGGGCTGTCTAGGATGGGGAAGCGCTTATTTCTATGGATGGGGTACTTCATTTTACTATGGCTTTCCATGGTGGGTTGTCGGGGCTGGTGTCGATGATGTAGCACGAAGTTTGTTTTATGCTGTGACAGTTATCGTTATATTCCTTATTGGATGGGGAGTTGGTATTGTTTTCTTTTTGGGCATAAAACAAAAGCGCAATATACAAAATTTGAGTTTTATCCGGCTTTTTCTCGCGATATTGCTGCTTTTTATTCCACCTGTTCTGGAGTTTTCGGTAATTCATCAGCATGTTGAGCCAGATGTACTGATTTTCTGCATTCTTGCTGCCTTTACAATCACGCTTTTTGTCAGGTTTGGAAGAAGACTTGTTTCAGTCAAATGTTTTTCGGAAATGTCTTTTATTCGTCATCACCGAATTGAGTTCATGATGGCTGGGTTTATGATTTATTTCTGGGCATTCTCTCTTATTGCCGGTTGGTACAAACCACAGTTTAAGAGGGAATATCAGGCGATCCACTATGAGAATGTATGGTATTACATTATTGCGCGTTATGATGATCGTCTGGTGTTATCGAAATCATACAGGAGTGGGGGTAAGAAATTCGTTATATTTAATAGCGGAAATATTAATGATTTTGAAATTAATACAGTCAGAGTGCGTTAAAATTTCTTGAGTAACAAAGATTTTTACCGCCCGCCATTGAGAGGTTTTTTATGCCAGAAAAATGGTTCGGTACATAAAATGTGCAGGTGGTTATTAATACCGGTCTTTCAGCTTGCTGGCTTTTTCGACAAGAGTTATTGGTATGTCACGTTAACCAATAAAGAGAAAAAGACATGCTAAAACAGCAGGATATGACCGAAACAGCCAGAGTGGTGTTTAATGAATTAAGCGTCACTGAACCGGCAACAGTTGGGGAAATTGCGCAGAATACTTACCTTTCACGCGAACGCTGTCAGTTAATACTGACCCAGCTGGTTATGGCGGGGCTGGCAGATTACCAGTTCGGCTGTTACAGACGCCTTCAGCAATGAAGGGCTTTTAATTTGTGAAAATGGGCGGCTGGTGGGTGTTGGTAGCACCTGCCAGCCATTCGCTCATGCTTACTGGTCACAAGCGAACCATGGCCCACTGCTTTAGCGCAAAAGCAGAGTGAGCCTACCAGAGTTACGCTTACTGATCCATGAAAAGCACTGTAAAAATAAACAGTATTGATTTAATCAACGCTGATTGCCTGCATTTTATTCAGTCCCTGCCTGATGATTCCATTGACCTGATTGTTACCGATCCGCCTTACTTCAAGGTGAAACCCAACGGTTGGGACAATCAGTGGAAAGGGGACGAAGATTACCTTAAGTGGCTGGACCACTGTCTGGCCCAGTTCTGGCGGGTGTTGAAACCTGCCGGAAGCCTTTACCTGTTCTGTGGGCATCGCCTGGCATCTGATATTGAGATCATGATGCGTGAACGTTTCAACGTGCTTAACCATATCATCTGGGCGAAGCCGTCCGGACGTTGGAATGGGTGTAATAAAGAAAGTCTGCGCGCATATTTTCCTGCCACAGAGCGCGTTCTGTTTGCTGAACATTACCGGGGGCCATATCGCGGCAAAAGTGACGGCTATGTGGCAAAAGAAAGGGAACTCAAACAGCACATAATGGCACCGCTGATATCGTATTTCAGGGATGCTCGTGCCGAACTGGGTATAACGGCAAAACAAATTGCCGAAGCCACAGGTAAGAAAAATATGGTTTCCCACTGGTTTGGTGCCAGTCAGTGGCAGTTGCCGAATGAGGCTGACTACCGGAAGTTACAGGCACTGTTTTCCCGTATAGCGGCAGAGAAGTTTCAGGAACAACAACTGGAACAACCACACCACCAGTTGGTGGCATCTTATGATTCACTGAATCGCAAATATTCTGAATTGCTGGATGAGTTTAAATCTCTCCGGCGCTATTTCTCCGTATCAGTCTCCGTGCCTTATACCGATGTCTGGATGCATAAACCCGTTCAGTTCTACCCGGGTAAACATCCGTGTGAGAAACCGGCGGATATGCTCAGGCAAATAATCAATGCCAGTAGTCGACCCGGCGATCTGGTTGCTGATTTCTTTATGGGATCCGGTTCCACAATAAAAGCAGCAATGGCGCTGGGGCGTCGGGCGTTAGGTGTTGAGCTTGAGACAGAGCGGTTTAATCAGACCATCCAGGAAATCAGTATGTTATCAGCAAATACAATTTTGTGAATTAATTCAATTATTGGTGGGATGTCTGTGCCGTATAATGATTACAGATACAGTGTATCCTGCAATGCAGCAGGGCTGATGTGGTGGGTTGTACATAGCCTGCAAAGGATTGGCTTCATTAATTCATCGTTGATACAAGCGAGTCACGGTTGACCACGCCAACGGCTCATCGGTAAAAATCCGACACCGTGTCTTCTTAACTCACTTATTGTTTCCACCCATGTTTTTGGATACCTGCTGTAGCTGTCAGATTAGCGCGATAATCTGACAGCTTTTTTTTTACAACGAATCCTTCTGATCTGCTTTTGCGGGGCTTTTTTGTATCCGCTCCATGCCCGGCGTATAAGCGGAGGTTGGTCAGTTTTCTAAAAATTGAAATACCTCACAATTCAGCCAGTTAATGGTTGTTTGTCTGGCGAAGAGTTTGTAAATAAAAAAACGCATGGTGAATCCCCCTAAGCGGCGGGGCGAATCAGCAGTCAGTTCTGGGATAATCGCGGGTTCGTATGCTGATGCCGGACTCACCGGGAGGCACCCGGCACCATGCATCATGGTCATCCCCTTGTATGATACCCCTCTCCGGAGGGGTATTTTTTGGATAAAAAAGCCCGCGCTGGGAGGCACGGGCGGCAAGGAATAAAACGTGAAGAAATTTTCACAGGCGCATAATAATCCGATGTTGCCAGATTTTGCAACTGCATCATCTGGTTATTATGTGAGCTGGAAAATCAGATTCTGTATGGACTGAAGCCATGCTGTTATTTAGGGCCAAAGAGCTGGCTTTTTCCCGCCTTCTCTCCAGTAACGATTAATGAGAAAAGAATGAAATGCTTTTCCTGGGGAGGAGGGCAGTAGAAAAAAGAACCCGCCAGCAAAAATATGGGGGATGAACAGCTTTTGCTACTCAGGTTGCTGGCGGGTATGGTTCTTCATGAAATAAGAATGTTACGCGGTATTTTTAATGAAAATGATAATTATTGTCAATTGGTTGTGCGTATTTTTTCATACATGACTGGTAAAGGTGATTCAGGCCATCAGAGTTTTGCTGATGGCCTTTTTTCTTTCCGGTAGCACAGGTCTGTTGGGGCGGGATATGTATCAGATGGAAAAAATATCAACAGGCATTGCCTACGGCACCTCCGCAGGCAGTGCTGGCTACTGGTTTTTACAATGGCTTGATCAGGTTAGTCCGTCTCAGTGGGCTGCGATTGGTGTACTGGGAAGTCTGGTTCTGGGCTTTCTGACTTATCTGACGAATCTGTACTTCAAAATCAGAGAAGACAGAAGAAAGGCTGCGAGAGGAGAGTAATATAATGGTCCAAAACTATGAAATGATTGTGAAAGGGATCCGCAATTTTGAGAATAAAGTTACGGTAACTTTAGCATTACAGGACAAAGAACGCTTTGACGGTGAAATTTTTGACCTGGACATCTCGCTGGACCGTGTTGAAGGTGCCGCGCTGGAGTTTTATGAGGCAGCAGCCAGAAGGAGCATCAGACAGGTCTTCCTGGATGTTGCTGCCGGGTTATGTGGAGGGGATGAGCAGTCGCCGGAAAAGCGCCCCATAATTTTAGAGGCGCAGAGTGTGTGGATAACCTACAAAGGAAAACTGCCGGGAAGAATTACTGGTTCACTGAAGACTCCGCCGAAATGGTAATTTCACCAGCATATTTTTCCTCCAGTAATACCGCTAGCCACTTGAAAGAATTTTGTTGTTGCTGGGACCATTTGGAATTGATTGATTCAAGCTGGAGCGATGCCAGTGTTGGTTGCATTTGTTCCTTGGGAATTGAGAATGCCAGATATGAAAATGCGACAGTAAGGGCATTTACATCATCCCGAAGCTTGGAAATGCAGTCGAGCAACTCCTGTAGAGAAATGGTGCTATTGTCCATAAACAATCCTCTCTATTGTATTTAACTATTCCTTGCCTGATTCAACAGGCCGGGACAGATAAACATATCCAGGGTTCAGAAACCGATAAATCCTGATAAATATCCATGAACGCAAAAATCAGATACGGCCTGTCGGCTACTGTACTAGTGCTGATTGGTGCAGGCGCGTCTGCTCCTCAAATACTTGACCAGTTTCTGGACGAAAAAGAAGGTAACCACACAACGGCATACCGTGATGGTTCCGGCATCTGGACCATCTGTCGGGGTGCCACGATGGTGGATGGAAAACCCGTTTTTCCCGGTATGAAACTGTCGAAGGAAAAATGCGACCAGGTTAACGCCATTGAACGTGATAAGGCGCTGGCATGGGTGGAACGTAATATTAAAGTACCACTGACCGAACCACAAAAAGCGGGTATCGCGTCGTTTTGCCCCTATAACATTGGCCCCGGTAAGTGTTTCCCGTCGACGTTTTATAAGCGGCTTAATGCCGGTGATCGTAAAGGTGCCTGTGAGTCGATTCGCTGGTGGATTAAGGACGGTGGGCGTGATTGCCGCACACGTTCAAATAACTGCTACGGACAGGTTATTCGTCGTGACCAGGAAAGCTCATTAGCTTGTTGGGGGATAGATCAGTGAGAAGAGTAGCCGCGATTATCTCCGCTCTGGTTATCTGCATCATCGTCTGCCTGTCTTGGGCTGTTAATCATTACCGTGATAACGCCATTACCTACAAAGCCCAGCGCGACAAAAATGCCAGAGAACTGAAGCTAGCGAACGCGGCAATTACTGACATGCAGATGCGTCAGCGTGATGTTGCTGCGCTCGATGCAAAATACACGAAGGAGTTAGCTGATGCGAAAGCTGAAAATGATGCTCTGCGTGATGATGTTGCCGCTGGTCGTCGT